AGTTATAATGTCAGGTGTGCTGTATCAACTAACAACACTTATTTTAGGGAAGATGTAATATGGCCATAGAATCAGGTAAAGAAGTAGTAGACATTGCAGCAGCGTCTACAGCCGTTATGACCTTAGCAGCTTGGCTACCGCCTGTGGCTTCTTTGTTCACTATTATCTGGCTAGGCATAAGGATATATGAATCAGACACCATTCAGAATCTTGTAGGTAAAAAATAATGTCTATCTTCACCGCTCTGCTTGGCCCAGTTGCTGATTTAGCTAAAGGTTACTTGTCTAACAAAGCTGATCAAGCTAAAGCAAAACACGAAGCTACAATGTCAGTTATACAGAACGATGCTGATTGGGAAACCAAGATGGCTGAAGCGTCTGGTGATAGCTGGAAAGATGAGTTCTGGACTCTTGTGTTAGCTATACCAGTGTTTATGGTTGGCTACGCTATTGCTGCCAATGACGTAACTGTGATACACAGAGTTGCTGAAGGGTTTGTAGCATTAGAGAAGTTGCCAGAGTGGTATCAATATTTATTATTCATAGCTATCAGTTCTAGCTTTGGTATTAGAGGCGCTAGTAAGATTATGGAAATGAGGAAGTAACTTATGGCAGCTCCTAGAAACAAAGAAGACGGCGCTCCGTCACGTCCAAGACCAACGCCTGTACCTGCACCTGCGCCAACGGCTGCACCTCCTGAAGATTTAACAAACTTGTTAGTCAGCTCTTTAGACGAAAATCCTTTTGCTAGTGTTTTTGACGATCCTATTGTAGATATTCCTCTGCAAGTAAAGACAACTAATACTCCTGCTGTAGACATAAACAAGGTAATAGCTACTAATCAATATGGCGGTGCGCTGCCTTACTCGCAACTGTCCCCAGAAGATCAAGCAGTTGTGGACGCTAGACGAGCTGCTGCTGCAGCACCAACTGTTGAACCGTATAAAGGCGTAGAGCGTCAGTCATACGGAGAAGCACAGCAATTAACAAGTGCTGAAGAAGCTTTAAATAATTATCTTAATTTCTTTTCTGGTGTCCAGTCACAGATGGACGAAACAAATAAAGAATACAGTTTAACTAACTATGATCCTAGTGAGTTTGTAAGAGCTGGTTTTACAGCAGGAAAAGATGTTGTAGGAAAAGCTGCTGGCACTGATATTGTTACAGACTACATTACTAAAAATAATGTACCACTGTCTAAAGAAATTAACGGGCAAACTTATTATTTAACTACTGGTTTAGGTGAGGATGTTCTTTCTAAAACAATGGGGAAAGAATATAAAGGAGAAGGTGAGTATGCCGCTATGGGTCCAGTTGGCACTTATAGTACTGTCTATGTAAAGCCTACGTCTGTATTAGACGATAACTTTTTAAAAGTAATGGGCATGATTCCCGTTTTTCTTCCTATTGCTCTTATGACAACAGTAGCAAAGATTGCTGCAGGGGAAAGTGTTAGTCCACTAGAGCTTGTACAATTAGCTGTAGGTACTTACGATATACTTACCTCACCAGCAGCAAAAGCAGCTACTGCAGGTACTGCAAACGCTCCAACAGCTCCGCGCAATATGGACGACTTTGTTGCTTCTGGTGATGCTCTTAGTGCTTCTAGCGGTGCTGTTAGTCTCTTAGATCAATTAGAAGCTATTGGTAGTTTGAAAGAGCCGTTGTCTCTGTTAGAAAGCGCCTCTGAAGTGTCAGAGGCTAAAAAGATAATAGACGCAGTTACAGGCGTGTCTGGTGTCGATGCTGTTAAAACTGCTACTGCGGTTCTTAACGCAATGAAAGAAGTAAAAGATAGCAAAGCTAAAGCTGCTGCTAAAGTTGAAGCAGACGCTAAAGCTGCTGTTGAAGCACAGACTAAAGCAGCCGCTGAAGCCAAAGCAGCCGCCGACGCTCAAGCAAAAGCCGCCGCAGATGCTAAAGCCGCAGCAGACGCTAAAGCTAAAGCTGATGCAGACGCTAAAGCTGCGGCAAATGCTAAAGCCGCTGCAGCCGCTAAAGCTGCACAAGAGAAAGCTGCAGCAGATGCTAAAGCCGCTGCAGATGCAAAAGCTAAGGCAGACGCAGAAGCTAAAGCAGCCGCAGAAGCGCAAGCTAAAGCCGCTGCAGACGCTAAAGCCGCAGCAGATGCTAAGGCTGCTGCAGACGCTAAAGCTGCTGCTGACGCAAAAGCCGCTGCTGATGCTAAGGCTGCTGCAGATGCTAAAGCAGCCGCAGAAGCTCAAGCAGCTCGTGACAAAGCTGCAGCAGATGCTCAAGCTGCACAAGAGAAAGCTGCTGCAGAAGCTAAAGCCGCTGCAGATGCTAAAGCTAAAGCAGATAAGTTAGAACAAGAAGCGGCTGATCTTGCTACACTTGAAGCGGCTAAAGCAGCTCAAGCAAAAGCTGCTGCAGATGCTAAAGCTGCTGCAGACGCACAAGCTAAAGCAGACGCTGAAGCCAAGGCTGCTGCAGAAGCTCAAGCTAAAGCAGAACAAGAAGCTGAAACACAACGAATAGAACAAGAAGCAGCTAAAGCAGCGGCAGAGCAAGCAGCGGCTAACAAGGCGGCAGCAGAGAAAGCAGAGGCAGATAGAGCAGCAGCGCAGGCAGCAGCAGACAAAGCAGCAGCAGACGCTAAAGCAGCCGCTGACGCAGCTAAAGCAGAGAAGGACGCAGCAACAGCACTAGAACAAGAAAGACTAGCGAGAGAAGCACAGGCTGAAGCTGATCGTCAACAAGAAATTGCAAATAAAGCAGAGCAAGACAAGATAGTTGCTGAACAAGCTGAAGCTGATCGACTGGCTGAAGAAGCTAGATTAGCTCAAGAAGGAACCACAACTATTACTGATCCTGCGTCAGGTGATGAAACAATAGTTACTGGCACAACTCCTGATATGCCTCCTAGTGAACAGCCAGATGTAACGCCTATCTATGACCAAGAGCCTATTGTGTACGAACCTCCTGCAGACGCTGGCGGTGGTGCTGGCGGTGGGGGTGCTGATGCTGGTGGAGACGCTGGCAATGCTGGTGGAGATCAAGGCGGCGGTGAAGCCGAAGGCGGCGATACTCTTCTAAAACAAATCTATGAAGCTGTGTTGGCTAATGAGCTTCCTATAGAAGAATACATTAAAGCGGGCGGTAAGTTTGTTGAAGAGCTACGCGCAGGTACTCCTTATGAAGTTGTTTATGGCACTCCTGTTGAACGACCTGTTGATACACAACCGAGTCCCCCGTTAGACGCTAGTGGCGAACCAACCGAAGAACCCTCTCCTTTAAATTGGGATTTATTAAGATTCTATGAAGAGTTTGGTGGAGAAGCTGGAGACAAAGCCTTTGAAACCGCTGACTTAAACGCTGATGGTCTTGTGTCTGCTGATGAACTTAAAAACTACCAAGAAACAGTTGTTGGGGGTGGGACAGGCACAGGCACTGGAACGGGTGAAGGAACTGCAGGTACAGGGACTGCCGAAGGAGACACAGGCGCTACAGGTGGCGGCGGTGTTGACGGCACAGGTGGTTCTTCTCTGGACACAGGTACAAGCGAGACGGGAGGAACTGGAACAGGTGATGGTACAGGCGCAGGAGCAGGCGCAGGAACTGGTACAGGCACTGGCACTGGTGAAGGGACTGGTGGAGGCACAGGAACTGGTGAAGGCACTGGTGAAGGAACTGGTGAAGGAGAAGACACAGGCACAGGTACAGGTATTGCAGGCGTAGACGGTATGCTATCTCCTACACGCACAACAGACTTGTTATTTGCTGATTTGTTTAAATCTAATGTCAAGATAGGAAGCAACCAAGAAATAGCACCCTATGTTCAACTACAACAGCCATCAATAAACAATCCTTATTCTCAAGGTATGTTGACAAATCAAGACACAACAAAGAGGTTCTACTCATAATGACATATCTACAGTTAGTAAATAGTGTTCTACGCAGACTCCGTGAGAACGAAGTAGACTCTGTTAATCAAAACAACTATTCAAAACTTATTGGGGAGTTTGTCAACGATGCTAAACGAACCGTAGAAGATGCTTGGGACTGGACAGCACTGCGTACAACGCTAACAGTGTCTACAGTAGCTAATGTTTATAACTACACGCTAGTTGACTCACAAGATCGTATTAAGGTGTTAGACGTTATTAACGACTCTTCTAACTGGTTTATGGAGTATCGTCCATCAACGTGGATGAACAATGCCTTCCTCGTCCAAGCTAACATACCCTACGCAGCTCCTAAGTACTACAGCTGGAACGGTATTGATAGTAATGGCGATAGCGGTGTAGACCTCTACCCAGCCCCTGACGGTGCTTATCAGCTACGCTTTAACGTGGTGCTGCGTACAGCAGACATGACAGAAAACACTGACACAATGTCAATACCTTCGTCACCAGTGATTCAGATAGCAACAGCGTTAGGCGCTAGAGAACGTGGTGAGACTGGTGGAACAAGCGCAGCAGAGTTGTTTGCTTTAGCTGATCGTACCTTGTCAGACGCTATTGCACTAGACGCTGCTAGACATCCTGAAGAGACTATCTGGACGACTGTATAATGGCTCAACAACTACAGAACATTACAATCTCAGCCCCAGGATTTTTTGGTTTAAACACCCAAGACTCTCCTATTGGCTTAGACCCTTCGTTTGCCGCTGTAGCTGACAACTGTGTTATTGATCAGCTAGGACGTATCGGAGCTAGGAAGGGCTATCAGTACTCAACAACCAACGGAGCTTCTTTGCTGGGCAGCAGCAGAGGAATAGAGACGCTGCATCAGTTTATTGACTATAGTGGCGATAGAAGGTTGCTATCAGCAGGTAATTTAAAAGTATTTGTTGGTGATACTACGTTGGTTGATTACACGCCAGCAGGTTATATAGCAACAGCAAACAATTGGAAGTGCGTCACACTAGCTAACCATGTATATATGGTACAGAGTGGACACGAGCCGTTGATAGGCACTAATGAAGCTGCTCCGTTTACACTAGAGCGTATAAGCACACACTCGCATAGCACAGGCACTATGCCGCAAGGCAACGAAGCTCTAGCCGCTTTTGGACGCTTGTGGGTAGCTGATGTAGTAGGTAACAAGCACACTGTTTACTGGAGTGATTTACTAGACGGTGCACATTGGACAGGAGGCTCTTCAGGCAGCTTAGACTTAACTAACGTATGGCCAGAAGGCTTTGACGAGATAGTGGCACTAGCGGCTCACAATGGCTTTCTAATCATCTTTGGTAAGAAGTCTATACTTACCTATAGCGGTGCTAAGTCTCCAAGCACTATGACGCTTGCAGACACCGTAGCAGGCGTTGGTTGTGTTTCTCGTGATTCTGTACAGCACACTGGGACAGACCTTATATTTTTATCTAACACAGGTGTGCGTACGCTGGGAAGGACTATTCAAGAGAAGTCTTTGCCAATGAGAGACATCAGCAAGAATGTTCGTAATGACTTGGTTAGTTTGATTCAACAGCAGAACAATCCTATCAAATCTTTATACAGTCAAGAAGAAGCTTTTTACTTGCTTTCTTTTCCAGATAGTGGTATAATATATTGTTTTGACATGCGTGTCCCGCTGGAGAATGATTCACATAGGGTTACAACATGGTCTGGGATGGGTATTAACGTCTTTGTTCGTTGTGACGATGGTACTATTCACATGGGAGTGTCTGACGGCATTGTAGAATATAGTGGTTACTTAGACGATACAGAACAGTATCAGCTACGTTATTTCAGTAACCCACTTGACTTCCAAAGCCCAGCTAACTTGAAGTTTTTGAAGAAGTTTAACTTAACCATTATTGGTGGACAGTCTACGCCTACAACGCTCAACTGGGGCTATGATTACACATCTGATTATACAAAGCAACCTTTTATTTTTGGTTCTACTAATTTAGCTGAGTATGGCATTAGCGAGTATAACACAACTGCTGAGTATTCTGCTGCTGTTGTTATTAACACACCAAAAGTAAACGCTAGTGGTAACGGCTCTGTTGTAACAGTAGGTATCGAAGCTCAGATTAACAACTCTGCTTTCTCAATTCAAAAGATCGACATACACGCTCTACTAGGGAGACTTATCTAATGTCTAATTATACTAAGACAACTAACTTTGCAACTAAGGACTCCCTCAGTTCTGGCGATCCCGCTAAGATTGTTAAGGGTACTGAAATCAACACTGAGTTTGACAACATTGCTACTGCTGTCAATTCTAAATCTAATAAAGCTGATCCTACCTTTACAGGAACAATGACAGCCGTCACCGTCAATGTGTCAGGTACGCTAACGGCTGGCACTATTACTGGAGGTACATTCTAATGGCGAATGAGATAATGGATTTTTTAACAGGCAATCAAGATACTATTACAGGTGCTCTCGGTGGTCTTGGTAGTTATTATTTAAGTCAAGAAAACATTAAGGGTGCTCAAGCCTCTGGAGAACAAGCCAGAATGCTGTCTGAGCAAGCGGGGCAGCAAGCCAGAGATTACTCTACATTTAAACCATACACTGTTACAAGTGGTTTAGCTAACGTAGGCACTACTGCTGAAGGTGGCTTTGGTGTTAATCTTTCTCCTCAGCAGCAAGCGTTTCAGAATCAATTGATGGGACAGGCTCAGAACTTGTTTGGTCAAGTTGGTCAAGACCCTGCCGCACAACAAGCAGCTATCTATGAGCAGATCAGAGCTACGCAGATGCCAGAGGAAGAACGTCAGCGTTTGGCAATGCAGGAGAACTTGTTTGCTAGTGGTCGTGGTGGTCTACAGACTGCTCAGTACGGTGGCTCACCAGAGCAGTTTGCGTATGAGAAGGCACGTCAAGAGGCTATGGCGAGTGCTAGTCTAGGTGCTCGTCAGCAGGCACTAGCGGAACAACAGCAGGCTCTAGCAGGCGCTACAGGCTTATTAGGCGCTGGTTATCAACCACAGCAGCAAGCACTGTCGCTACTGGAAGCAAGTCAAATCCCTGCTGGCTACACAGCCGCTGGACAGCGTACTGGCGCAGAGCTTGGTGCTCAAATGTCTGGTAGAGGTATTGAAGGATATATTCAAGGACAAGACTTAGGCAACCGTCTGCAGCTACAACAGCAACAAGGACTAATGAATTTATTATTAGGTCAACAAACAAGTCCTCTTGATCAAGCTAAGATTGCTCAGATTTATGCAGCTATTGGTAAAGACAATCCTTCAGCTTCTGGTGGTTTATTGGGCAGCATTTTGAATAGCTGGCTAGGCGAGAAAAAAGAAGAGTCTACCGCAACTCCAACACCTACTCCTACAGGAGCTTAATAATGGCTAATATTGATTACGCAGGTTTGCTCACAGGCATCAGTGGACAGAACCAACAAATAGACCCTTTCTCGTTGCCTACGGCAGCACAGCAGCGAATGGCTTTTGGAGCACAGCAGGTGCAAGGAATGCAACGTGCTGGTGAAGGTTTGTTTGGTATGCCGTCACAGCAAAACCCTGTAGACATGGCTAAGACTGAGTTGGTTAAACTTGATAGGAACGATCCAGAATATCAACAGAAGTTTATTAAGTTGTTGGGCATTGCTGATCCTGCTAAGGCTGCGGAGTTGCAGAAAAAAATACAAGATCAAACTAAATCAACATCTGACGCAACTGCTGTAGCTGATGCTCTTCCTCCTCAGTATAGTAAGTTAGCAGACGCTATTCGAGCTCAAGTTCAGGGAGCACTACAGGCTGGTGTCCAAATACTCGGAGAGATTCCAGATGCTCCTAAAATTGAACAGGCATTTCTTGTTGATACAGCAACCAATACAACTGTCGCAGGCGTTGAGTTAAGAAACGGTATACCTTATAACCAAGGAACTAATACTCGTTTAACTCCTCAAGAGCTAGAAGGAAAAGCAATATCTACAACTTATGTGAAGCCATCTGCTCCTTTAGTTAGCACTGTACAAACTCCACAGCAAAAAGTTGAAGAAAACAATTTAATACGTCAAGCAAACTATGTTGATATAACTGCACCTGTGGCTGCAACGGCTGTCACGGATAAGAAAGCAGCAAACGCTATATTGACGGAAGTAGGAAAAGGTTTCGACACAGGCGGGATTGCTGATTTTGTAGCTAACCAATCTAAAATTTTACAAGGTGTTTTTCAACTAGCAGGAGTGGCTTATCCAGAATCTTTGTCTAAGAAAATTGGAGATCAAGCTATTTTAAAGATTTTACAGAACGAAGCTATTATACCAATGATGGAGGCGCAAGGTAGAGGATTTACAGATGTAGATTTAAAAAATCAACAAAACGTACTCCCTGGCTACACTCAGCCTTGGCAGTACAACGAAGCGGCAGCAACAATTAAATTGCACACAGCTGTTAATCAAATTGAAGAAAATACTTTTGCTACTCAACGATCTTATTTATCTGAAGTAACTCCATTAGACCATACTACTTTGTGGGACGATTACTTAACTAAACTTCCAAGAAGTAAAACAGTTTTAGCAGAAAGAAACGGCCTTAAATACAAAAAAATGGAAGTTATACAAGACAGTGCTAATCTTTCTCAATACTGGGTAAAAGATAAGCCTAAAGGATTTACTTTAGTCACTGGAAAAGGAAAGCAAGATGTGACTTGGGCTGATATTACTAAGACTGCCGCAGCTAAAAATATAAGTGTTAGGGAATTTTTAGCAGCTTACGAAAACCAAAGTTTAATTGTAAAAGGCATTTACTAATGGCAATAATCGACACTTCGAATGTAGTCTTCAATGAAGAAACTTCGGGCAATGGCGTTGTTTTTGATACAGGTATTGAATTTCCTAACGAAGTAATTGCAAGACTAGCTGGCGAAAAAAGAATAGAAGAGTTACAAGGAGGAGCAACGCCTCCTACGTTTTTTCCCGAAGTTCCTGTTCTTTCTGAACAAGGCACTGACGTTACTCCGAGGCCAGAGAAAAGTTTATTACAACAAGCAGGGGAAGAACTACGCTACCGTACAGCGCCTGTTGTAAACCCTGTAATGGAAGTAGTAGACGCAATGGTAACGCCTATTTATAGTTTTGGATATGATATGGCTGTGCGTGTGCCTGTTTATCTAGCTACTATGGGAGCTAAGAACTTAAAAAACTTATCCGAATCTTCTGACGTAACCGTAGACATGGAGTGGGAAGGCGGCTACGACATAGGCGTTCCTGATTTATTTAGGAACAAGAGTTTTGTTAACGATCCCGAGACTGAACAATTCTTAGACAAAGGAGGTTTTTATGCTTCTCTTGGTCTTGGCATTACCAATGCTGCTCGTGCTTCAATAAACATGTTAGGCACTGGTTTTATCAACTACGGTAAAAGAGGAGTTGCGTTAAACCCTAAAACTGGTCAGCCTTTTGTAGGAGTAGAAGGAGCGCGTACAGGCATTACAAGGTCTCTAGCAGAGTCTTCGCTGCCTACTGAAGCTAAAATAGCGTTAGCTATGGCTGTGGCTGGAGAAGTGGCTACAGCGGCTACTGGCTCAGAAAGTGCTCTTGTAGCTCTACCTGCTGAAATTGCTGGCGGTTTTGTAGCTGCCCGTAAACCCGCTACTTATTTAGAAGCTGCTACTGGAATTATGAAGTACGCAGACACAGGTGTTGAGGTAGTAGGTAAGAAAATAATAGACGCTTTTGATGCTAAGTTTGGAGAAGACGCGGTAACTTTAGCTCGTCAACGAATTAGAGGAGAGAGTGATAGCCCGTTAGAAGCTAAACTAGCTTTAGAAGCTGCTGACGATGCTTCTGTTTTATCTATAGCTCAAAAAACAGATGACTCAGGAATTCTTACTTTAGAAAGAGCGTTAGCCGCTGAAGACAGTATTTTTGCAGGTTTTGTAGACGATCAAGTTGACCAAGCTCAGTATTCATTAGCGCGAGAATTAGAAACTTTAATGAAGACAGAAGGCGGTTATTTAGATTGGACAGCTTTAAAAGAATTCTTGCCTAAGATACAAAACGACTTGGTAGCTCAGGTAGACGATAGAGTTATGATTGAGACAGAAAAGCTTGCTAAGCTTTTAAAGATTTATGATGGCGATGTTACTAAAATGTCAAAAGAGTTTGAGGAATCTTTTAATAAAATATACGCAGATATTAAACAACAAGAAAGCAACCTATGGCAGCCTATAAACGACTCTGTAAAGATACCAACTAAACCTTTAGTAGATGCTGTTGAAACAATTGTTGCTAACTCTAGCTCACAAGCAGTCTTACCTGCTGAGGAGTTTTCCAACATTCTAGGAAAAGGTGTTGCCCGTACAGGTAAAGGCTGGAAGACGTTTGAAGTTACTCCTGATAACAAGAAGAGGTTAGCTAAAGCAGGCGTGAAAGTTAAATGGCCTGACGCACCGCTACAAACTATGGAAGCTCCTCTTGTTCTTAGAGATTTAAGAAGCAAGCTCAACTCTATGGCTAGAAGTGCAAACGCAGCCACAGACCCTACTTTTCAGTATAATCAGAAAGCTCTAGGAGAAGCTCAACAAGCTGCTTTAGACAATATTACACTAGGTGTCGAAAGCGTTAATCCTCAACTTCGTGAATACTATTTAGCGGCTACTGCTTTCTCTAAAAAAATACATGATACTTTTACTAGAGGTACTTTTGTACCTAAAACTAAAAAGGCAGTTAAAGAGAAAAAACTAGAGACAATGTTAGGCGGCCAAGCAGCCAAGCAAACTGACATGGATATTGTTGCTAGAGAGATGGAAGAAGTCTTTAATTTAGCAACTTCTAACAGCACAGCTGCTCAGTCTAACGCTTTAAAACAGGCTGAAGGATTTCTTCTTGCTAAGTTTCAGGCTCAGGTAAACCCCAACAAACTAGAAGATTTTAAGGCCTTTGAAACTGCTCATTCTTCTTGGATAGAAAGATTCCCAGCAGTAGGTGAAGCTATTAAAGCAGCTAAGAAAAAGGCTAGGTCTCAAGGAAAAGTAGTGCAAAATGCTGAAACAGCAGCAGAAGTAGCGCGTCTTGACGACTTCTATGGAGTGACGAACATGACGCCAGAGCAGGTTATGGATGTTATTCTTAAATCTTCAAGTCCTATGCAAGTTTCTGCGCGGTTTCGTAAGCTTTTAAGCACCAACAAAGAAGCTCTTTCTGTATTTAAAGAGCAGATTGCTAATCGTGTGGTTGCTCAATCAATGAAAATTGTTGATTCGCAAGTAGCAGGTAAAGGCAACGTAGAGATTATTGATCCTGTTAGTTTTGAAAAGATTTTAAAAGAGTTTAAGCCGTTGACTTCTGTGTTTAACACTGCCGAGCAGAAAGGTTTGGAATTATTGCTCAGAGACGTTAGTAAGATAAGTAAGTCTTTGTCTGCTAAAAGAGGCTATACAAGAGTAGAAGCGTCTCAAACAAGCCCTGCCTTAGTTCTAGCTGCTAAGTTAGCTGCTTTAAAAGGGGTTAATTTATTATTTGGTTCTTCTTCTATTGTGTTGGCTGGTACAGCTTCCAACGCCGCTACTAAAGCACTACAGAACTTAGGAGTAGAAGCGTCTAGTAAAATTCTAAAGGAAGCTTATAAGAATCCAGAGCTTATGAAAGTTCTTCTTAGTGAGGATATTACAAGAAACCAGCTACAACTTTTACAGTCAGGTAAGTTTAAAACAGGTCGTATTATTTATAACGCCTTAACAGAGAAGGTAACTCAACAGTAAACAAAAAAGCCCTATAGAGTGTTCTATAGGGCTTTTGTTTCATACAATGTACAATGTTAATTATAAGCTACACTATCTCACAAGCTCCACCAACACACGCCAACTCTTGAGAACCTGTTGTATTATCTTCTTCTTCAAAGTACTTCAGGTCTTCCCAGTCAATATCTACAGGCATAGCCGCTAGTAGTTCCTTGTACTTCTCAGCAGTGATGTCTTCATACGGAGCTTGCTGATAAATATGATCACTCACTGGCAACAAGCTAATACCACTACAGATGTCAAAGTTCTCCCATATCCACTGTGCTACTTGCAAGAACTCGCTGTCCGTATAGTACACAGTAATACTTGGCTTATGTTCACACCAGAAGTTCTGATAGTCCTTCCATAGCTGTAGCTGCTGCATAGCGCCTACTTGCTTAACTGTTGTACCGCCCTTCGGTGCTTTAACAGGGAAGCCAAACACTAGAGACGCTTCGCTCATCACATCTTGTTCTACTGGGAAACCTTTTGCTGACATAAACGCTGCAAGTGGGTCTTTCTTGTCTGAACGTACCCTGCGAATGTAATACTCAGAAAAGCGAGGGTGAATGCCAGAAGCAGAATCGACAAGCTGAGAAACAGTACCACTTGGCTTAACGCATGTAATAGC